CCCATAGCTTGACCAGTGAAGTAGAAGTTAGTACCATCTTGTAGAGTCACACGGTAGCTATATGAATTGTCTGAATCAACAGCAGTAGCTAGAAGGGTTTGACCCGGATCAGCAGGGGCATAAGCCATCTGTAACTGAATAGTACCATTGTTAATACTACCCTTACGTTTAACGGTAATACGATCACCTAGAGGATTGTGAGTAACTAGGTTATATGTACGACCAAATTCACCAATATCAGTTACCTCTGCAATATCGGTGTATGAAACAGCTTGTAGAGCTACTAGGGTTTGTGATGCTGGCGGATTACCTACTGCAATCTTTGAACCAGCAGAAGTCATTGCTAAAGACATTTATTATTCCTTTTATTTCTTATTAACCAACTAGAGTAGCAAATGCACCAGTACCACCAGTAACAGCTACAGTACCTTGTAGGAAAGCACTAATCTTGTCTAGGTTTACACATTTAGTTACACCAGCAGCCAGTACTACTTGATAACCAGCAGATACGTCAAGAGTTTGACCATAACCATTTGGGGTGATAGTAGTGCTACCTGAACCATCGATAGTGACAGTGATACTACCACCTGTAGGATTACGTAGAGTAAGACGTTGATTAGTGCCAGCAACATATACAAGAGTATCAGAAGCAGTTAGGGTTGTTTCTGTAACTTGGAATGCACCAATCTTGTCAGCAATAGTTGTTTGAGCAATAGTTGCCATTTAAATTCCTTAAATTGTTTGTGTTTCTTTTCTATAATAAAAAGATACAGGTAATACCCTATATCCATTTATAGGTTCTGCTTTACCAATATGTCCAATCTGGTCTATACTTGTATCACCAAACTTAGGAATTACTGGAAATAAGTTTATTAGGGATTGAGCAATGTTCTCTGTTTCAGCAGAACCCTTGCCATCTAATCCCCAAATATTAATGTGGAACATACCAATATCTCTGTAGCGTGTTCCAGATAACCCTGCTAATCTTGGTTGAGCAGGACTTAATATGGGCTGTAGAAATACACCTGAAGATGGTTTTGTATAATCAAGACCTTCCCAAGCTATTTCAATAGGAGGTGATTGAGAACTTGCCCATTGTTCCAATCTAGTTTCTAAATCAGAGCGAACCGACATTTGTTCTCCAATTTTAATGTTTGTACTTTGCTAGTATCTCTGCTACACTATTCTTAACCATGAAATATGGCCCTGTTCTACCAGACCATCTAGGAGCAGGCCATCCTATATTTTCAGCCATGTTTGCATATGGAGTAGAATTTGTTAGAGATACAAATCCATCTTTCTTAAAACTACCATTTACGATAGTTCTATCAATACGTTTAATAGCACCTGTTTTCTCAGGGCCGGGACGCGATTGAATTTTAAGAAGGATTGAATTTACAGCAGATTGCCAATTGTTTACTAATTCACCGGGAATATTGAACCACACTTTACCGCTTGCGGTTACATATTCACTTTTACCAACAGGCGTCTTATCAACAATTGTCTTGAATAAATCTCTTGAAATATCACAGATTGTTTCATCAACTTCTTTAAGTTGTTTCTGTGTGATTTGTTTTAATTTGTCTGAAAAAGATTTCTTCATATTTCTATTCTTGTATTATAAGACAGAATTAATGTTTGTCAATATACTATTTAGCAATCGCCTTTTGGTTGACAAACTAACACAATTGTTCTGCTTGTTGTGATTGTGGAAGTTGTGATAGTATTTGTAAGGTAATAAATAGAACCGTCTGTACCACCATTCACAAACACACTTGTAATGTTTCCATTAATACTAGGACTTGTTAAGGTTAATACTGGGTCAATTACCCACGTACTTGTTACTAAAGATTCTGGAGTAATTTCTTTAGTCCAATCAAAACCATAATTAAGAATACTGCCGGGAGGGTGGATAATTTCATACAACCCATCTGAACGAATTTTGATTGTCATAGTTACCCTCTAATATAACAGTCCCAAATAATTGCATCAGAATTATTAGGATTAATTTGTTTGAACGTAATTATCTTGTATTTTCTGTCATCAATAATCACATAATCTTTATTTGGCTCTAGTTTTACAACTTCTTCATCATGATAATAGTTATCAGATTTATTAGGTTGAATTAGAAGTTGTTTATCACCCATCTCAATGAGTGTATTATAACGTGTACTATCACCATTACTTTGTAGAGTTAGATCAAACATCATAGCTCTACATGGTATAATCTGTTCAGAGTTAATGATTGATGAATTAGTAGGATAGTATGTACCTTTTGAGACACGCACTACAGACACATCAAATCCATGTCTCTGCATTTCTTTATTTACAATCCTGTGATATTTCTGATAGTATGTAGAATTACAAGACATTTGTATCACCTAGATATTGTGTATCCTCTAGGTATTCGTATGAATCGCCACAAACATATCCGGCATTCCATAGCTTCTGAAATTCAATTAGAGGACTCTTTTCATCAATCCCTGTAGTAATAGCAATAGGGGAGATGTTCATAAATGCTGGATTACTAACAGTGTCGATAATAAACTGTCGGAATTGTTGGAATGCTTGGTCATCGAATGACTCAATTTGCATAACACGAGAACGTGTTTGCTGAGAAAGAATTGCCAAGATATATTGTGCAAGAATACTTGTAGCTTTGTTTAGATTGTTATCACAATCAATTAATGTTTGCTTATAAACATTATCTGGCAACCACTGTACATCTCGCCAATCAGCAAGACGTAATCGTAATTTACCAATATTAGTAGTTGGGTCAATTGCTGCCATATTTATTAGTTCCTTATTCGTGTTATCTCTCAGGGAACGAAAAATAACGTGAATAAGCCCTACCCGTTAGGGTAGGGCATTGGTAGATATTTATTCTACAAAGTTACTTAATTATGCCTTAAGACATTTAACTACCGCAGCCGGGCGTAGGATTGCATTACAGAAGTTAGATTCTGTTTCAATTTCAATCTTAGTACCATTGGTTGAAGCAGTTTCAAACATATACATTGGCTCACCTAAAGTACCAACTAGACCAAAACGCTCTGCTGGAGCAAAGTAAGTCTTGAAGAAATCCGCACCTTGTGCTACAAAATAGGCTTCATCAGTTGGGATTAGTTGAGTTGCACCGTAGCGATCACGCATTTCTACGAACTGTACACCAGCGTAGAAGAATTCACGACGAATTGTTGAAGCACTGTTACCCCCACCAGCAGATAGACGCTGACGTAGCGGCTCTTGAGTGCTGGTGTAATACTGATAAGCAGCTTTTACATTAGGGTGTGAAATTAGAGCAGCGAAGAAAGTTGGTGAACAGAAAGCTACAATACCTGTAATGTTTTGACCATTGCCAGCGTTGTCTTGAATTGAAGCAATTGCTTGTTCAATCTTGTCAAGAACCTCAGTTGAACCAGTGGTTAGTGCAAAGTTTACAGTAGTCCGAGTCCAGCCAAACTCTGTATTCCAGTCTTGGCTTACTGTACCTGAAGGTGCATATACAGTACCAGCAGTAATAGCTTGAGCACGAGCAAATTCTAGAGTCCAAGCATGATTCTGAGCAATACGTTCCATCTTACGAGCACGTACAGTAGCTAGTTGTTCTTGCTCATCAGGGCTACCATAAGCACGTACACCAACTAGGTCTTTAGGGTAAATCGCATCGTCATAAGGGAAATGTGGAATAGCGAATGTGTGTAGTTTACGGGTGTAGTCTTTACCTACAGTACTACGTTCACCACGTACACGATCAACGATTACATTACCATCTTTAATAATTTCTTCAAAAACTACTGAACTTGCTGCAACAGGTTCTGGTTGGAAAATACCAAACTCACCAATAGTACCCCACTGATTAGGGATTACATTAAGTTCCTGAGTAAAATCCTGAACTTGAAAGCCATTTGAAAAACTACGAACTAGCATTTATTAGTATCCTTTATAATTATTTAGCGTCAACTGCTAGAATACCAACAGTAGCTAGTGAAGTATAAGCTGCGTCTAGTTCAGCTTGTAGATCATATGAAGCATCGAACGCTAGGGCTGATTTACTAACTTCAACCTTGCCACGAGCTAGAACAAGCACTTTAGTATCTGTAGTAGCAGCTACAGTGAATGGGGCAGCATTACCGAATGAATCACCTACAACCACAGCAACAGGGTTTTGTGAGCCATCAGCAGCATTCTGAACAGAGATTTTAAATTTACCAGAAGCACTAACTTTACCTAGTACAGTACCAACTACGTATGATTTTTGAGCAGATTCATTGACAGTTACTACGTCTTGAAATAGACGCATATTATCTGAATCTGAAGCCTTTACTAGATTTGAGTAGTGGCTGTAATCAGTTGAAATAACAGACATGATTTTCCTTTAAATTATTTTTGATATTTTGCGCGAAGAATTTTTTCTTCTAGTGACATTTCATTGGCTGGAGCAGGTTCACCTGATAGGCCAGTTTCTTTGAAAAGTTCTGAGGTAGATTCTTTTTCAAAGGATGCTGACATTGCAGCAATAACAGCATCAAAAGTAACATCCTCAAGACCTTTGATTGCTTCAAATGTAGCAGCAGCTTTATCGCTACCAACTACACTTTCTAGTTTTGCCTTACGACTAGCTAGTTTTTCTTCAAGAGCTTTATCTTCAATTGACTTAGCTTTCTCAGCTAGTTCTTTATTTGCTTCAGTTAGTTCTGCTAATTGAGCTAGAAGATTCTCTTTTTCGGAGGTTAGTTCTGTAATAGTGATTACAGCATTTTCCAGATTTGATTGTACATTTGTGAATTGAGTTTGAAGTTCACTTAGCTGAGTAGCTAATTCTGCATTAGCAGTTTCGCCAGCTAGTGACTTGCGTAGTTTTTCAAGCATTACTTGCTCCTAATTTCTTTTTGTTACATTTGGCAGCAAGATATGCTGCAAACTCTGATTGTGTTTGAATTGAATTAACTAGACCAATTGAAAGGGCTTCTTCTGCGTTAAAAGAATCTGCATTTAAACCCCTGATAGTTGAATCATCTAACCCTGTAAACTTGCTAACATGACTTACAAATTTATCATTTAACATATCAACTTCAGATTGTACTTTATTGATAAAATCTGATTTGAAAGCACCTTCTTCATCATATGGAACTTTAGCTGTACCTGATGTAATAAAGATTCGCTTGATACCGGCTTGTTTCATAGCTTCCGATACATCTGTTAAAGCAACAACTGCACCAATACTACCAACAACAGAATCAGGATTAGCAATAACTTCATCAC